GTACGCAGGCATGTGCTGATCGACTGCGTCAGCAATGCACTTCCTCAGTTCCGGGTTGCCTCTCGGCTTGCCGAACAACTTGCTGTCCATCTCCATCCTCATTGCCTCCGTTGCTTCCTTGACCTTCTTGTCGAGGAGGGCGGTGAAGGCCCCACCACCCCCATCACCAGAGATGTTGGGGGTGGTGTAGGTCATGGCGACGGGCTGCGAGTACCACGGATTGCCCTGCTGATCCCAGCCGTGAGACTGGGCCTCCATCAGTCCCAGTCGCCCAAGTCATCCACCGACACCGACGCCTTCGCCGGGGTCAGCTTCATCTTGTACAACTTGGCGGGCTGATAGCCACGGGTCGTCGGCTTGGACAGCCCGGTGCAGGCAACCTTGAGTTCGGAACCTTCCTCGATGCTGGTGACGCCAGCAGCCTTCGCTGCCTCGGCGAGAGCTACCTCGCCTGACGTGCCAGAGCCCTGAGCGGCCTCGAAGTTGCGGCCACCCTTGAGCCAGATGCTGCGCTTGCCGTCGTCGTCCTCGCCGTCGCCATCGGCGGTCTGGAGTTCCACGACGGTCTGCATGCGTGGCGAACCGTCCGACCACTCCAGGGGCGCACCCGTGGTGAAGTCGGTCTGTTGCACGCGCTTGATCGAAACGATCGTGCCTTCGATGGTGTCGCCCATGTCCGGCTTCCAGGAGGACGAACCGCCCTCCAGGTCTGCAATGTCGAAACCTGCCATTACTTGCTCTCTTTCTTCTGTGGGACCGTCTGGCGTGGATCGCCAGCCGGGAACGTCATCCCCATCTCAGCCTCGACGTTGTCGAGGAGCATGAGGACCTGTGCGATGTGGTCGGGATCGACCAGATCGTTCTTCTTGGTTGGGACCCCTTCGGGCCAGTGCTTCATCATCAACTGGACGTGGTTGGGGCCTTGCGACTTGATGGATGCGATCCTGAAACCGATCCACTCAACGAGTTCGACGGGCTCGGCGCCAAGTTCGGCGGCGAGCACGTCTTCGACGCTCTCGATTGGATCGGGGATACGAACCGGCTCTGCCTTGCGCCACTTCTTCCTGTACTCCTTCACCATCTGGGCCAGCCATGCTGCCTCATTGCCAGCTTGCAGATCAATCCAGATGAACTCGCAGTGACCCTGCTCCTGGTTGGACGGGACCCAGGCGATGATGCCCCAGTCCTGATTGATCTCCGGCGTGGGGAGGAACTCGTCGTTCACCACGTCGTACAGCTGGCCCTGTGCGTAGAGGGCCGTTTGCGCTGCGAACCCGCCCATCGAGTACTCCAACGTCTTGCTCGTCTTCAAGTCACCGATGACCAACTCCCCGGCGTAGATGATGTTGCCATTGGGTGCCACGAGGTCACGGGTCAGCCGGTACACCCGGTCGGCAGTGCCAGCCGTGCGGTACTCCGTGTTGACGAAGGCGCACTCGAACATCACTGATTCCAGCCCGAGGCGGGCCATCTCCAGCGTGTAGGCACGCAGCGCCGACAGGTACGGGTCTGGTGGATCGAAGTTGTCGTCCGGGTCCTCCCAGCGTTCCGACATCGCATGGATGGCGGTGCCGATCGCCGCAGCCTCGTCGCCACGTCCAGCGTTGATTGCCTGGTCGCGCAACTTGTGGATCGCCTGGCGGTCGTCACGCTTGGTCGAGACGTACGCAGCCTGCAACGCCTTGTCGCCCGCCACGCCGAAGCACGCCGTGTCGATGCGCCAGTTCGTCAGCGCCGACTCGTCGTCCAGCGGTTTGGCGAAGCCCGACGGTCGCGAGTACCGCTCACGCCTGTCGTTCACCATGACCATCGGCGCACCGTTGGCTCGGGCGAAATCGGGCTTCTCCGGTGTCTCGAACTCCTCGATGTTCACCCCCACGGGCTGTCCTCCTCCAGCGTCTTGGACGCCATCTTGTTCAAGTACTCGATCACGATTGGTTGGTCTCCTGCTAGTTGAATGAGGTCCTTGGCGAGTTGCGCCAACTGCCTCTCGTTGATGTGGGCTCTCGGATCGGTCAGGTACTCATCGAGTGCTTCGATGAGCGGCCCTTCGACCATGCTTCGATTCTGACTATGGGGTGTCACACTGTTCACCAGTTCCTGTTCATGCGGTCGCGGCGTTCTTCTCGGTCGATGTATCTGGACATCTCCTGTTCCATGTAGATGCGTTGCACTTCACTCAGTTGCTTCGCTGACGGCAGTTCGCCTTGCTCCCAGTATCTGATCTCGTGGGCCGGGATCGGTTTGGGGGCCAGGGCCTTCGAGAAGTCGGGTAGAGCCGCCTTCGGAAGCTCTCTCGTCGTCACCTCGATGAAGCGCTCGTACTCCCGCCGATCCGACTGCATCAGTCGGTTGTGCCGCTGCTCCTGGCCTCGCAGGTCCAGGTACATCCTGAACAGCACGATGATCGTGAAGCAGATGACGGCGAAGGCGAGGAAGAACCACATCACAGGGTCCTTCGGGCGCACTCCGCGATCAGGGCTGCGTCGGAGACGCCGTTGTCCTTCTTGAACTTCCAGTTGGACGACATCGTTGGCCAGAACTCGGTCGCCTTGCCACGGCTGGCGTCCTTGTCCTTGCCGATCAGGACGAACTGCTTCTTCCACTGCTGCGGTGTGATGCGGTGCAGCGGTAGCTGGAGCGCAGCGACGACCCCGATGGCGATGCCGAAGTTCTTGCCGAACTTGAAGCTGGACGAGACCCCCTGCCTCGGCATGGAGTGGACCTGCTCGATGGCGACCTTGATCGGGTGATGCTTCGCCTCGTTCTCGATGATGTGGGCGAGGATGTTGGCGAGCGACACGGCGTCGACCTCACCGGAGATCGCTGGCATGGAGATCGCCCACAGCAGCGCGCCGTCGCTGCTGACGCAGGCGAGGCCACCGGTCTGCCCTGGATCAATTCCGATCCATGCGGTCACGCCTGGCTCTCCAGTTCCCTCTCGTAGGTCATCTCCTGACGCCGGTACGCCGTGCCGTATTCGGCCATCAGTACTCGGGTCACCAACTTGGCGAGGCTCAGTCCCTCTAGCTCGGCCTGGTCGATCAGGAACTCTCTGAACGACCAGGGAATCTGCACGTTCAGCTGGACTGGCAGCTGCCGTGGATCGGTGATTCGCTTGTTACTCATAGGAGCCATTATACGACCCTATGCCTGTGGGTAACAAGTGGACAACCCTGTGGATTTCAAGAACTTGTCCACAGGGCTGTCCACAGGTTCGTCCACAGCCTTGACTCCCGTGGCAGAATGGCCGCATGGCAGTCACCTACGGAGAAGGAGACGGTCGGGGCCAGCACATGGTCATCCCGATCACCGACTGGCGCAAGCAGACGCTGCTGCACTGGCTCTGCACCCCCAAGAAGGAACGGGAACCCCAGACGTACACCGACCTGGCCGAGAGCCTCGGCGTCGATCGGCGCACCCTCCAGAACTGGCGCGACGACAAAGAGTTCCTCGAAGCCTGGGAGAAGCTGTACCTCAAGACCATCGGCGACCCGTCCAAGAAGTCCGAGATCATGGAGACCCTCTTCAAGACCGCGACCGACAACGACGACCCGAAGCACGTCCAGGCAGCCAAGGCGTACTTCGAGATCGAAGGCTCCATCAAGCCCGCCAAGATGCAGGTCGAGGTCAGCAGCAAGCCGACCCAGGAACTCACCGACGACCAGCTGGCCGTACTGATCGCAGAGCGCGCCGAAGCCGAGAAGAACCAGAGGCTCCGTGCCGTCGAGTAAGGGCTACTCCGGCTTCGAGTCCGCGCCGGACCCGGCGACCAGGCGAGCCCTGCTCGACCTGAAACGCAAGATCGACTACATCATCAGCGGTCCACCCATCCAGAGGACCAACAGGGACCAGTCGGTCAACCCGGAGTTGCTCCCGCCGTTCTACTTCACCAAGGTCGCCGATGTCAACGACATCCCCGACACCTACACCCCGGTCGCCACTCTCGCCGTCGCGTATCTGCCCGAGGCTCTGTACTTCGTCGGGGTGTCGATCACCTACACCTTCCCTTCCGCCAACCGCAGCGTCTACTTCCGGTGGCGCACCAACGGAGGGCCGTGGAACGATTGGATTCACGAAGCCCCCGACGCGCAGGACAGAGTCCCGATCGTCTACGGCTTCCCCCGCTACTACGGCCCTCAGGAGAACTTCATTCTGGAGTTCGAGGCGCGCAAGGAGCCGGGGATCGCCCAGTTCGACATCAAGTACCTCGACCTGTGGCTGGACCTGAAAGGCCCGCCCGCATGACCGTCACCAGCGCCGACAGCTACAGCTTCGATGAACTGCTGTGGGAGCGGGAGTGGCGCATGTGCGCGCCGATGCCGTACAAGGACGCCAACGGCAAGATCGTCAAGCGCACCGAAGAAGAACTACTCCGCGGCTTCCTGTACTTCTGCGAGAACTACTGGCACATCCGCCACCCCTCCGAAGGCAAGATCCTGTTCCACCCGTTCGAGGCGCAGATCGAGACCGTCGAGTCGTGGCTGCACACTCGCTACAGCCTGATCCTCAAGGCGCGCCAGATCGGGTTCTCCACCCTGATCTCCACCTACGCCTTCTGGCTCACGTTCTTCTACCCGGACCGCTCCGTCGTCATGCTGTCGCGAACCGAACGCGAGGCCATCAAGCTGCTCGGCAAGGCCAAGTACGGCTGGCGGTTCCTGCCCGAATGGATGAAGCTCCGCGGCCCCGCCATCAACATGACGCAGACCAAGATCGAGTTCACCAACGAATCCACCATCGAGTCGTTGCCGTCAGCGTCCGACCCGGCCCGCGGCGAATCCGCCTACCTGATCGTCGTGGACGAGTTGGCGTTCCTCCCGAACTCCGAGGACGCCTGGCAGGCCATCGAGCCGGTCGCCGATGTCGGCGGTCGCGTCATCATGCTCTCCACCGCCAACGGTGAAGGCAACCTGTTCCACCGCCTGTGGGTCGAAGCCGAAGCCGGGCTCAACCGCTTCACCCCGCTGTTCTTCCCGTGGTCAGCCAACGGACGCACCCAGGAGTGGTACGACCTCAAGAAGCTGGACATGCAGGAACACACGATGGCGCAGGAGTACCCCGACAACCCCGACGACGCCTTCCTCAAATCCGGTCGCCCCGTGTTCAACCTGGAGTTCCTGCGGGCCATCGAGACATCGAAGCCGGTCGCTCGCGGCTACCTCGATGACCGGCTCAAGTTCACCGAGGACGGCGGCGCACTACGCATCTGGGAATGGCCCAAGGACGACGGCAAGTACGTCATCGGCGCCGACCCCTCGCAAGGATTTGAGCACGGCGACTACTCGTCTGCCCACATCATCAACGCCCGAAATCATGAAGTCGTCGCCCATTGGCACGGCCGTATCGACCCAGACCTGTTCGGATCGGATGTTCTCGTCCGACTCGGCAAGTTCTACAACCACGCACTCGTAGGTGTTGAATCGAACAACCACGGACTCTCCACGCTCAAGGCCATCCAGCGTCTCCGCTACCGACCGCTGTACTACCAGCGGTCGCCGCAGTACAAGAAGTCCATCCCCACTGACATCCTCGGTTTCCGTACCACTCAGGTAACGAAGCCACTGATGATTGACGAACTCAACAAAGCTCTCCGGGACGGCGTCATGATCCTCCATGACGACGAGACTATTGCGGAGCTACGGACCTTCACGAGAGACGACAAGGGCAAGATGTCCGGGTCGCCGTTCGATGACCGCACCATCAGCCTGGCGATCGCCAACCAGATGCTCAAGCACGTCTGGCTCCCAGAGTTCCAGGTGGACACCGGCCCACCGTCCGGTTCGATCGACTGGTGGTCGAAACAGGTCTACGACGACGGCATCACCCTCACAAGTCTCACGTCCAAGAAGCCGAACTGGAAGATTCCTGTGCCGATCGGCAAGCGTTACGCCAGAAGTCGTTGACTTCGGGGGGTTCTCTGCGAGAATGACCGCATGGGAACTCGCATCCAAGACAAATCTCGCCCCACCAAGCGCCCACAGGCGACAGTCGGCCTCGATGGCTCGCCCGCCTGGGACAAAGTTCGCAGCGGCAAGCCGAAGATCGACAAGAAGGGGTTCCCGCAGACGCTGGGCCTCGCCATGCCGGTGCTCGTTCGCGCGAGCACCACACCTTCAACGCCCCCGGTGGACGCGGTGGCCATCGGGACGGGCTGGCGGTACTCGTCGGTCGCCAGCGCCACCCCTGGTGCGATCTCCAACGATGGGGCAGGCAACCTGTCCATCGCCATTCTCGACGGCAACGGCAACGACGTGTCGACCGAGTTCATCAGCGTCCAGCCCGCAGACCTGGTCTGGATCGAATCGGACTATGGTAATTGGACGGCCCTGGTCAGTACGGTCGACCAGCCCCCGGGTGGAGTAGTGGTGATCGTCGTCACGAACGAAGTGTCCGAAGGTCTGGCGTTCCAGCCCAACCTGGACCTCCGCCTCTACATCGACAGCGCCCCCTGATGACGCACCAGTCCGACTACATCGCCAGGCTCAAGGCGGCGAAGCCGGTGCCCCAGGAGGCGGAGAAGCCTGCGCCCGAGGAACCCAAAGGGGAGACGAAGCCCCGCAAGAGGCGGGCGAAGAAGGAATCGTGAAGTGCGACTGCGGCAAAGACTGCGAGCCAGGGCGGGATTCCTGCTTTCGCTGCCGAGTCTCGGGTATTGGGTTCTCCTTTCGAGGATCAGCGATGCATACCAGGACAGGCTGGAACAAGACTGCCAACGACTGGCGGCTGGAGAACTTCGGAACAACGAGCGAGAAAGAACTCGCCGCAAGAGGAATTGAACGGGTCCAATGAGTCCACGCAGCCTTGGCGATCAACTCAAGTTCGCGCAATCCGAGATCAGTCGCTCCAAGCGTTGGCGCGACGACGAGGAGTACGACGACAACTGGAAGCGCTGGATCGACCTGTACCGCGGTCGCCAGTACGAAGGTGGCGACAGCCCCAACGACCGGCTGATCGTCAACATCGTGTTCGCCACCGTCAACGTGCTGCTGCCCGCTGTCTCCATCAACAACCCGAAGTTCTCCCTCACGTCACGCAAGCCAGAGACGCAGGCGCAGGCGATCATCACCCAGGAAATCCTCAACTACATGTGGCGCACCCACAAGTACCAGCAGGACTTCCGTCTCGGTGTTCTCGACTTCATCACGATCGGACACGGCTGGCTCAAGACCGGCTACAAGTGGGTGAAGGAGCCCGAGGACAAGGAGGCGGAGAACGAGTCATCGAACTCCGACCTGGACGAAGAGGCATACGAGTACGGCGTCGATGACCGCGAGGACAAAGAGGGCAACACCGAGTCGGAACTGAACACCGACGACGACCGCCCCTACGTGGAGCGCATCAGCCCGTTCGACATCTTCGTTGACCCCGACGCTCGCCACCCGAAGGAGATGCGGTGGATCGCCCAGCGGACGTGGCGCCCGCTCGTTGACGTTCAGGTGGACAGCCGCTACTCGGCCACTGCCCGCCGCAAGGTCGGTGCCAAGTCCTGGTCCCGCTACTCCGACGGTGGAACCGACGGAGACGCCCGCGACGAAGGCCCCGAGCAAGGGCTCCAGTACGCCGAGATCTTCGAGTTCTACGACATCAAGCGCAACCAGGTGTCGACGTTCGCACTCGACTCGACCGCCAACTCTGGCGGCAACGACCCGTCCGGCTTCCTCATCAAGCCGAAGAAGATCCCCTACGCGAACGGTCAGCCGTTCACGATGCTCCGCAACTTCGAGGTCCCCGACCACTTCTACCCCATCGGCGACATCGAACAGATCGAGTCGTTGCAGATGGAGTTGAACCAGACCCGCACGCAGATGATGAACCACCGCAAGCGGTTCGCTCGCAAGTGGCTGTACGAGAAGGACGCCTTCGACCGAGACGGCGTGCAGGCGCTTGAGGCCGACATCGACAATGCGATGATCCCTGTCCTCTCCGACGGTGACCCGTCGAAGGTGATCGCCCCGGTGCCCGCCGTCATCACCCCGCCCGAGTTCTACAACCAGTCCGACCTCATCTCGACCGACATGGACCGAGTGTCCGGCGTGTCCGACTACCAGCGTGGTGCGCAGACCGCCATCAAGCGGACCGCGACCGAAGCGGCAATGATCCAGGACGCATCGAACGCTCGCGCCCAGGACAGGCTCGCCAAGATCGAGGATGTTCTGGCCCAGGTGGGCGAGCGCATCATCGGCCTGATGCAGCAGTACCTGACCGGGGACCATGTCGCCCGCGTCGTGTCCGTACCGGGCGCCGCATGGATTGAGTACGACAAGGACTACATCAAGGGCCAGTTCGACTTCACCGTCCAGGGCGGATCGACCGAGCCGCAGAACGAGACGTTCAAGCGGCAGTCGGCGATGCAGCTGGTGGACGCATCCATGCCGTTCCTCCAGGGTGGCACGGCCGACCCGACGGCGCTCTACATCAAGGTGCTCGAAGGCTTCGGCGAGAACGACCCGTCGCGGTTCATCAACCAGCAGGCGGGTCAACCAGGCGGGGACCCAGCCGGGTCGGCTCCTCCACAGGGAGAGCTGCCTCCCGGACCACCGGCTCAGGCTGGGCCACCGCCAGGACCACCTCCCGGCCCCCCACCTCAGGGTCCCCCCCCTGGGATGGGAGGGCCACCTCCGATGCCAGGCGAGGCGCTGCTCCAGCAGCTGCCGCCTGAGATCCTCCAGATGCTGCCGCCTGAGATCATCGACGGCATCGCAACCGGGCAGATCCCACCGCCGATGGTGGAGCAGATCCTGATGGAACTGATGGGTCAGCAGGGTGGGGGTATGCCAATGCCTGGTGGCCCACCGCCAGGTATGCCTATGCAACCGATGATGTAGCTGTCATACTGGCGGGCGATGAGCAACCTTGAAATGGACTCAGAACCCCAAGAGGTAGATGCAAGCCCCGTCGTGGACGGACAGGCAGCGGAAACCGAAACCATTGACGCAGACCCAGCGCCTCTACCTGAACCGGAGTACGACTTCCTCGAACTCGATGACGACACGACGTCCAAGTACGTCAAGATCGTCCGCGAGGGTGAAGAAGTCGTCGTTCCGCTCAAGGAGGCACTCGACGGGTACAACAGCAATTCCGTAGCGACCAAGAGATTTCAGGAAGCCTCCGCACTCAAGCAGCAAGCCGAAGAGGCACTGCGGTTGCAGCAGGCGTTCCAGACTTCACCCGGTCTGACGGTCCAAGTTCTTGCACAACAGGCAGGCGTAAGTGTCGAGGAGTTCCTCGGCATGACCCCCCGGCAACAGCAGGCGGCAATCGAATCCCCGTCTGAGCCGGAGTACGCCGACCCCCTGGAGCGAGCCCTCGCCGAAGAACGGCAGGCTCGCATTTCGCTGGAAGAACGATGGAACCAACGGGAAGCTGACGAGTACCTGCGGGCTCAAGTCAATGGACTCAAGCAGACGTACCAGATCGGTGACGACGAGGTTCGGTCCGTTGTCCAGCAAGCACTCCAAATGGGTGTGGGTCCTGAGGCATTCCCGATGATCTACCAGGCACAGGCGTACCAGAAGCTGCAAGCCCAAACAGAGGGACAGCAAGAGTACGCCACCAAGCAAGCAGAGGACGACGCTCGCCGTCGCGCTGCCGCTGCTGCTGCCGCCAGCACGATCTCATCGGGAACCGGTGCCACCAACGTCACTACTGCTCCGCCTGCGAATGTCCACATGACTCCTCGTGAGGCTGTTGAAGCAGCGATGGCTGAACTCAACATCTGACACGGGGCCAATCTCTTAGGGAGAACCCCAAATGGCACTCGCAAACCATGAGCCCACTACGTGGGACAACATCCTCAGTACGACCTTCCACAACTACAGGAAGTCGTTGACCGACAACATCTGGAACAGCCGACCGCTGCTCAACTTCTACATGAGCAAGGGTCGCCTGCGCACAATCTCAGGCGGCATCTCGATCGTGGAGCCGTTGATCTACGCCGAGGGCGAGACCCAGGCGTACAGCGGGTACGACCCGGTCCTCGTGAACCCGGTCGACACCGCGACCGCCGCCCAGTTCAACTGGAAGCAGCTTGCTGCGACCATCGCCATTTCCGGCCTGGAAGAGGCGCAGAACAACAGCAAGGAAATGATCGTCAACCTCCTTGAGGCCAAGATCATGCAGGCTGAGGACACTCTCAAGACCCGCATCAACCAGATGCTGTTCGGCACCTACGCAGGCCTCGACGCTGCGCTCGGCTTCACCGGCCTCGACGTCCTCGTGGACGACACCGCCCCTGCTGGTGGTATCGACCCGGCGACCAAC